GTTGATTTTGTTGCAGCTACACAAATAAGCGCTGCTGGTTGTATAACATCTGTGCCAAACACATACAGGCCTTTCATGGCATCAGAGAATCTTTTCTCCATTCTGTATGCTTCAATTTCTGTTACTTGGCCTGCAAATGAAATGGCTTCTCTGGTGCCTGCCATAATCTTATATTCAAGCGTTGCTGTTTTGATATTGTTTGACCGCAACATAGCAATTCCTACAACATTAGGTACAACACCTGTAGCCATATAATTCATCCACGACTGTTTGTAATCCTCATCTTTCAACAATTCCGTATGGAACCAGGGTGGGATTACCATCCATCTACCTTCTTCGGGTATGTTTAATTCATCCATTTTTTGTTTAGCATCAACAACAACATCATAGGCAAGAATATCGCCTGAAGCATGCCCTATATCAGCCACAGTAGTTGTTGTGCCAGCCGATGACCACAAACCAGCTATAACCTGATCAATGTCATTTGCAACAGCATATCCAGCCCTCAACATTGCTTTATCCATGATTTTAGGATGGGTCTGTGCCTTATCAACATCATCAATCTGGAAATTAAAACTTTTTGCTTTATCGATAGTAAGCAATTTCTGCGAACCATCGAGTGTTTGAGGATCTGCAAGATCTGTATTCGGGACATAGTCGCTTACATCAACATCCCCAATTTGACCAATTTTAACTGTGTCACCATATTCTTTTATTTCTCCCTCATAATCTGTATTCACAAGCGTTTTAAATATCAAGTTTTTATCAAGATGTCTTAAAAGCCTTGCACTCCAAATTTCAGGAATAAAATTGTCTAAACTCATTTTTTATCAACTCCTATAATTTCTCAAAAAATTCTTGATTTTCTTCAAACTTTTTGTTTATCTGTTCTGGTGTCATTGCCTTCAACATTTCACGTGTCAACTTGTCTGCCTCTTTAGGACTCTTTTCAGGCGTTCTTCCGTTCGCCTTAAACGTTTCCTCTACACTTCCCAAAATTGCTGAATCCCAGATTGTTTTGAATTTCTGGATGTTTGCCTTTGTGTTTTCTTCGGTATCAGAAGCCAGAAAGTCAGCGAATCCAGATGGCATTTTATTCTGTTGCAACTCTCCAAGTGTTATATTTTTCATATCTGTTTTTTTTCTTGCTTTTTCTGAACTGTCAAAACGATCCTGAAGTTCTCTGAACTTTTTCTGGTCTGCTGTTTCTTCAGGGTTTGCCTCTTTCATCCAATCATTTTTGAGTTTAGGAAGGTTGTTGCCTTTCCAGGTTTCAAGCCCTTTTTGAAAATAGGCATCTCTCTGTGACTGAAAATGTTTCTTGGCATCCTCGTTTGTGTCAATCCATGTCTGCACACCATCCAATGTATACGTAATCTCCTCGTCTGCGCCGTCTGGTTTTCCTGGTTCTGCAAAAAGCTGTATGTTCATTTTTATCGCTCCTATCCTTTGAGTCCGTGCCTCAAAGTCTAATTTATTGTTGCTTTCCATTCATCATAATTCTTAAACTCTATCGTTTCACCCCCTGCTCGACGTGTCAACGGTTTCTCATCGTTGATGATATACAACTCTGAACAGCGACAGTGTATTGTTTCTGCTGGTCCTCCGTTAGAATCGCCCGGAAACATCAGCCTTGCACTTCCGACGTTATAATACTCTTTCATCTTCCTTTCCTGCCCGTCTGCTGTCTGGTGTGTGGGCCTGGTACGACTATCAAGCGTTGCTAACCACTTCTTTTTGCCGTTCAGACCTTCATCTTCCATTTTCACCAGCGAATCATACCGTGCGGTCTGAAGAACTCGATGCCCTTCTGTCCAGGCTGTTCGTTTGGCTGCTGAAAAATCTACACCTAATCTTTCTGATATTTTATCCGCCATTGCGATATATCCGATTCCCTGCATCAACCCCTGAGATATTTCAAGGTTTATTTTTCTCATCAGTTGTTGTTTCTGATTTCCATAAACATTCCCAAGACTTAGGTCTGGTATTGGATTCTTTATCAGTTCCAAAACAGCCGGATAATTAATTGTATCGAAGTCAAAAACGAATCCAACTTGTTTTTGAACATCATATCCTGCCTTAAAATAAGCATCTGAATATGTTGCTGTCAATAACTTCTGTGTTCTTTTTATCTTTTCAGCATTTAAAATATTCAGATCTGATAATACATTTCTTTTCAACGTTTTTAACCTGTCGTATTTCATACCTTCTACCAAACTTGGTTTTTTTCCTTTGAAGGATTTGTATAACTTTTTAAGATCCTCTTCTATGTCAATCAGAGAATTTTTATATACCGTTTTAAGATCCCTGATAGTCTTTTCTGTCAGATCATAATATGATTTATCGCTGAACTTAACCTTCATCCGTTGGAACCTCGAAATCTGGATATAACGCCTCTTCTGCCTCCATCTTTTCAATTTCTGCATCAACATCGTCGATGAATGGCATCAACGAAAGTAAAGTATTTTTGGAAAGCAGGCCTGTTAAATCTCTGAGAATTGTCGCATAATAAGTCAGATCAAGTGGAAGATTTCTTGTAAATTTATAGCTCAAATCTTCAATCCTGAAATTAAATCCTTTTGTATTCCAGTAATCGAAGATTAGTTGAAACTGATTATTTAAGGCTCTTACAAATTTTCTCTGTGATTTAATACACTTATTCTCGAGGGCCATGAGTTTATATTTTTTGGCCTCCCCTGATTCATTCCCGAAGTTTTCATCGTTGAAATTCGGAGATTTTGCGAACACTCTGATATTCTTTTCCAGTCTATCAAGATGATTTTCAACTGCCAGGGCATCCAATTTTTTTGTGATAAAATCAATATCCATCCCCTCATCCGAGAGGTTAAAGATCCCAGTCTGCACCGCTTCCGCTCTATCCGTTGCCGTGAGTGTACCGCCTATTACTTTCATATAAGCTAGCCTGAACGCTTCAAACTCTGAGTTCTCATCAGATATTGCTCTATCATAGGCATCAATAAGTTTCAAGACCTTATAACAATCAGACTGGTTTTCCTCGTTATTTCTGAAAGGAATCAACGGAACGCCTGAGAACATATGCGGCACTTCATCAGCCGTGTCCTCAAGGGCATAGCCTGTTGTGGAATCTCCGACAAAAAATGTAACTGTTTTATCGTCATACCACTCAATTCTATTTTGTGTTTTTTTAACTCCAGAACCGTCTACAAATTCAATCTCATAAAATCTCAAGGCATATTGAACATTGTCAAGGCTTTTATCGAATTCCCAGATACATTCAGTCGGAGGCACTATCATGACATGTGCTTTACCATCTTCGCCGTTGTAGAGTAAGCGTCCGCACAACCCTGATATAGTTGTTTTCTCACCTGTTGTTGCATCTATATCAGCTGCGTTCTCTCTTTTGACCCAGTCACTTAATTGGTCTTTATGTCTGTCGTCTCCATCATACTCATACACAATCGGAGACCCGTACATATAACCAACTTTTGTGTCAATAATTTCAGAGAAAAAGTCATTATTGAGCTTGTTATTTATTTTATCATCGTTCGGCATCGTCCGGCTTTGTATCGGCACTACAAGAGTTGTGTACCTATCGTGCATCTGCTTTTGTGTTGTATGCGTTGGAATCCATTCCATGATGAGATCATTTATAATATCAGATGTTATTTTTCCGTTTAAAATCTCAAGCTTTTCGTAAATCGTCACTTTAACACCTCACAAATTAATGCCTATACCAGCCTTAACTTTTCTGCCTGTTAGCGTCATTATACCATACCTCGACGTATCCATGCAGTGATCTTGTTTCTTAATCGGTTCATCTAAACCTTTTTCCTGAGCTTTTGCATCCCATGAATAGGTATCGAATTCCTTGAAAGTCTCTCTACATGATGGATCAAACGTTATCTTCTCATTTCCGAGCCCTGATTGCACAGTCCTTATGCCGTCCAGAACTGCATTGTTTGCTTTCTTGACCCTGAACCCTCGTTTCTTTATTTCTGTTATAAATGACGCCGCTGATGGATCTACTATTGCAAAATGGAAATGCTTTTTGAGATTATTGTCTGTATAAAATCTTTCAAGATCATCTGCCTGTTCAAAATCTGTCCGCTGTATGCCTGTTTTCTTGCTTGTATAATACCATTCTTTTGCAAAGTGAAAATGTTTATCTTTGTCGTTATATTTTAGATGCATGAATACTGTCGGATTTGCGGTACCGTAATCAATTGGGACCCCCTCAAAATCTGCCTGAAAGTCCGGTAAATGTTTGACATGTATCTTTTTATCGAACATGTCATAAATTGCCCCCTCTGCTGTTACCCATAATCCGAGGATATAACGTTTGTAGAATAACCCTGCATACATGGTCTTGTATCTGTCTTTAATTTTCTGGGCCAGTGTCAAGTTATCATTGAGGGTAAAATGGATGTATAGGATGTTTTTTTCTCGACGTTGATCTATATATTTTTCTTTGAAAAAGTGAAAAGGATTTCGAGGGTTACAATTCAAAAAAATCTTGGATCTTTCAACGCTACAACGGCCTATCATCTGATCGACAAAGGATTCTGGAAATAGAGATACTTCATCCCCGAAAGCTCCGGCTGCTGTCAAGCCTTGCAGTACATCTTGCGATGCTTCGTTGTTCGCCCCGAAAAAATAGAACGTGTTGAAACCGACCCTCATATAGTTCTCAGACCGGTTATGAAACCATTTCCACCCCCAAACATTGAGGATCTGCTTCATAGGTTCGATTATGTTTCTTTTTAAGGCGCCTATGCTCTTCCCGGCTATGATAAAGTTTTCACCAGAAAAATTAAATGAGGCCCACCTGAGAAATGATGGGATCATGGCAATTGTTTTTCCAGACCTGATGGAGCCGTCGGCTATGATGATATCTCTGTCTTTTACGGGACTTCCAGGCTCCCAGAATTTTAAGACTTGTGTCTGTTTTTTCGAGAACTTTTGGAACTGAAAGTCTTTGTTTTCATTCGTCTGTTTCGTCGTCGTCATATTTCTCCACATCGTTGAAGAGTTCTTTCTCTACGTTGCCAGTCGTGTTGACTTTCCAGTTCTCCATTAATTTCTGTGTTATATCTTCGATTATTGTTTCAAAAGGTTTATCTCTCCATTTAGACGGCTTTCTATTTTTAAGCCAGAATATATTCATTGCGGGATTAGAAACTACCCATTTCTTTGTTTTTTCTACTCTTTTTTTGTCTTTACCGTTTGTGTCTTTTTCTATTATAGTTTTTGTTTCTTCAACAAAATAACCTTGAGCCGCTTTATACATTGCATTTTCTACTTCTCTGTCTGCTATTTCTTTATTCTTTTTAATAGCCTCAAAAAACTCAACATATTTTTTTGTCCAATTATAAAAAGTCTGCTCTGATATTCCCATATTATGAGCTATCTGATTATTGCTCAATCCATCCATAGCCCATCCTTTTATCCTTGTCAAACCCTCATAGGTGAGCCATTTGTGATATTTCCCCTTTGCGCCTCTTTTTGCCATTCTTCTCACCTCTCAATATAACACTATTATTCTTTTGTCAAGCCCTTTAATTAAATGATTGTAACTTGATATTGTTCGTTTTTTACCATGTTGATAAACTTATAAAATTTATCTTCAACGCAACTACTCAATTCGATATAACTTTTTCTTTCCTCTGGAAATGTATGCACCGCAAAATGACTTTCTGCTAATAGCCATAAGGCAGAATATCCATAAGGTTTAAAATAATGTTCGCTTTTAGAAATAATTTCGAATCCGGCTTTTTCAAGAAAATTTTCATAATCAACACGTTCGTCGTGCCCGTAATTATTCCATTGTTTGAAGTTCCATATCATCGCCTTCATTCTCAATCACCTCAACTTCTCCGAAAAAATCTTTTATTTTTTTGGTGTCGTCCTTATAAAAAACTAATATGTTTTGATGAACCTTTGGGAGTTTCCTGTTTCTCATTGAAAGTCTTGCGGTCATTGGAGCCGTTCCAACGGTATTATATAAAATGATATGATTGTAAATATCATAATCATTCCCACGCATTATTTTTATTATTTCTCCAATCAAATCATAATAATAACCAGTTTTCTTATTTCGCACATCTCCTATAACAATAACAGCAAATCGGTTATCCTTCAAGCATTTCAAAGAATCAGTAAATGCGTTTTCAAGTATCTCAACAAAGGAAGAAAAATTTTTCTGGTTTGAAGCGTCGTTTTCAAGTTTTGAATAAACTTCCAAATCGAAGTAAGGAGGACACGAAAACAACAAATCCATGCTCTTTTCGTCAACGTGTTTTAATACATTTTGCCCATCATCATTAAAATACTTCACATCAAACTCTTTAGTTCTCTCGTTATTCAAATCACATTGTTCTTTCCTGAGCTCTATACCCCTGAAAGCATTGCCTTTGTGCCCACTTACAAAACCAAACACTGTATCGCCTGCAAAACAATCTAAAACTTTATTATATTTTTTGTTTGGCAAAAACCAGTGAATTATAAGTTCAGCCAACACCGGATCCAAAACGCTTATTCCATCCTTTTTGCAAGAATACAGGGAAGTTTTTGGTGCCAATTTAAACTTTCTCGTTTCGCCGGTATCTCCTATGATTTCATTCCACATTTTCTTTCTTTCCTGCCAATACGCCATCGAAGTGTTTAAAACCGAAAAAGGTGGTACTAAAAACGTATCATTTAGGGGCGAAACCACAATTCCATCTGTATATTCTTTAAGGTTGAAAGCTTTTTCATCGTCACCAAATCCTGTCATCAAAGTATCAAAATCGGACTCTTCCAATTCTTTCATCAAAACATCCAACTTTTCAAAGTCCCAATCCGCAATCTCTCCAACCCTGTTATCAGAAATCGCATAGCCTATTGCCTGAGCCTCATTCTCAAAGTCGTATATTAATACAGGCACGTGCGCCCTTTTTAGCTTCTGAGCCGCCTTCAAACGTGTATGCCCTGCCCTTATAACTCCGTTCTGGTCTATAATTATAGGATTGATAAAACCGTATTCTTGAATCATTTCTGAAAGTTTATCAGAGGCTTCATCATTCTTTCTCGGGTTCATCTCCCAAACTTTCAACTTTTCAATTGGATATTCATTTATAAATTCCACTATTTACATCACCTCTTGACGCTATTATACCACTTTCAGAAATAATCCTGCCTGTACGTGCTTTTGTCCCATTACTTGCTTCTCATCTTCCTGCCATTCTACTATTTTTTTATATCTTTCAATCGTAAAAAATTCCTGCTTTTGATACCAGAAACGCATCCTTCTGTTTCCTTTGCTGGAATTGCAACTTTTACATGCTGGAATTATGTTCCCCTTGATAAAATGACCGCTTTTTGTCACTGGAACTATGTGTTCTTTTGTCAAGTTTTTACTCTTTTTTCCGCAGTATGCACACCTGTTATCGAATGCTTCAAGAGTTTCTTCCCAGTCTGTTTTTGTGTAGTCGTAAACCAAGCTTCTTACTTTTTGTCTGGATTTGTGCTTGTTTAAATTTCTCTCTTCCTGATGGTCCTGATTATACTTTTTCTGACGCTCTTTTATCTCTTCCTGATGGTCCTGATAATACTTTTTATCATACTTTTTTCTCTCTTCCTGAT